TTACCGCCTGGTTTGGACGGGGTAATTATGTGTGGCTTGGTTCCCTGGTGGTGCATAAGGGCATAGTGAGTGTAGGCACCGACTTTAATACCAGGGCCTGTCGTATTTTTTGGTAGGTGTTGAAATCTAATGCTACGCATCAAAGTTCCAGTCTTTTTTCCGACTTGGAGCTTCGCGAGCTGAGTTATCTGGTTAGCGGTTCTATGTAGATGTCTACCGACAAGACCAAAATTGTGGTTAAGCTCAAAATTAAGTATCGGTTTATATACTACTAACTTGCCGAAAGTCATGCTGACTTGCAAGTTTCGCGGCCTAAGGTTTAGACCCTTGTTTTTGAAATCTTTCGCTGCACTTTTATACAGCTTACTTGCTCCTGTAACCCACGGGCTATCAGGTATAAGGCCATACGCTGGCATTATGGAACCGCCATAGTGATAACCATATCGGTGGTTTGGAATCCACCCTCTGGGGCACTAACCTCCAAAGTAGCAATAACGCCAACGCCATAACCAGTCTCATCCCATTGGTCTAGCTGATTAATGCATTCCATCAAAACCCAGGCGTCGATAGCCATAACCTCTGAAGCGGCTTCAATCTTTTCTGGAGCTGGTGGTCTACCATTTTGACTGACAATAGGGGTTGCTCTGGCGATAGACACTGTAAGGGTGGCACTCCTAGGAACGTGGCAACGCTGCGGTTCGCCTACCTGCGCACCTGGAGGGCCTAAATATAGCTGCTGAAAGTAGACAACTAACTGTTCGCAGTCAACAGCTGGAGTTGCCATAGCCCAGTATTTACGGGCAGGCAGCTCAACGTTGTATGACTGAAAAACAGCTTGTACTCTCTCCAGTACGCCCTGCATCATGTCTCGGAGGTTTACCGCATCCTCGGAGACTCCAGTTAGGTCTAATTCTTGGCTAGGCATGGGATTATTCCTCTGTAGAGGTCTCTTCTGCCTTAACTTCTACTACTTCTTCAACTACTACTGGCTCTACAACTACTGGCTCAACCTTAGGAGCTGGAGCAGATACGCGTGGAGCAGGAGCAGCCTTGGTAGCCTTAGGCTTCTCGGCACCCAGCATGTCCTGGGCACGGAAGTTAGTCTGAATTGACATATTTATCTTCTTTCTTAGTACATCTTGATCTGGAGGTTTCCAGATGCAAGTTCGACCAGGCTCTCTACGTCGTCTTCAGTTGAAGAAGCGTAGAGTGTCCAGGTTCCTGGGTCCACCATACCTAACGCAGATTTAGCCTTTGTGTAGGAGATAGTGAAATCTAAAGTTTCTTCGTTGTAATCTAAAGAGATGTCTGAAGAATCTAAATTCACGGAAATCAGTTCACCGTAGTTTCGTAAAACTACCTTTGGAGTGTAAGTATTGTTCTGAGGGAAAAAGTTACTTAGGTCAGTCCCACTGTCGGTTGAAGTCCAACTGATAGAGGCCGAGTTAGTTGTTGCTCTTAGTACTAGGTCAAAATCTGCATCAGCAGTTAGCTTTAGCGGTTTTGCCACGTATTTACGAGCACGAGGAGTGTCTACAGAGAATACCTTAGACTTGCGACGCGCATTGTCAGGATTAGTAGTCTTAAGGAATAGGTCAATCTCATAAAGGCCTGTGCGAAGTTCATCAATGAACTCTTGGTTGTCGAGAATGGTGTAAGAAACTCCCTGACGTGACACAGAAGTAACACGCTGAGGTAGCTCACACATCTCGTCACCAGACCATAGACGCGCGAACTCGATAGCTAACTTACGGGCAGCCATCTTTCCGGCAGTCGGTACTGGGATACCGTAAGCGTATGTTATTTCGATGTTACATGGAGTCCAAGGAGTCCCAGCCTTGATATGAATGGTCGAGTGGTCTACAAGATAGTAGCTATTTGGGTCCAGTATCTGGCCATTCTTATTTCTCATGGAGATTATTCTCGTGACCGGTCTACCCCGTAGTCTAATTCGAGCATCTGGAGATAGGCCGTCGGCAACGAGCTCCGAGTACTCGTCATAATCGCCCGAAGGAATGTTATATACATCGCCGCCAAATAGAACAGGGCTATTAGTACGATCAGAAGGGCCCATTCGATTGTTGCGAAGGGTACAGGTATAACGCTCGGTGACAATTGTCTCTCCCGTGTATTTACGGCCTGACATGGCCCATAGTAGGTTTGACGCCACCTGAGCCGCTTCTTCAGTAAACTCGGTGTAAGCGTAGTCTCCCATTTCCTCTGGGAGAATCCAAAGATTGTTTGCCATGTAAGTACCTCTTTATAAGTTTAACGGGTGGCAGCCCTAGTTAGTTTCTAGAGCCACCACCCGTTATTTCTAGGGATTAGCTAGGGTTTTCGTTCGATGCAATGATGTTGTCAATTGCATTGTCAGCGTTGTAGGTGAGGTTTCCAGGAACGTTGTAGGTAGAACCGCCTGAGCCCAGAGAAGTAACTGGGGTAGGTGCTGGTGCAGTCTCGGTACCAGAGTTGGTAACGATAACCTTAGCTCCACGAGCTACAGTGTTTGGAGATCCAGATGAAGCAATGTCAGCAGTAATTGAGTCGCTGACGAAACTTACAGTGTTACCTGAAATTCCGGTAATAGTCTGGTCACCGTTTAGTGATGCAGAGACGTTCTGAACAGTAATAACGTCACCAACAGCTATCGATGGAGCTGCGCTGAATACTAGGTTACCCTGAGTACCAGATGCAGTTGCGTAGTAGCTGTTAACAGTTACTGTGCTAGGGTCAGATACCGCTGAAGAGGTGAATACAACAGGACCTGAACCGTCAGTCCAAGTGTAGAAGCCATTTAGACCAGTTGGAGCCCAGTCAGCGCGTGCGTAAGCGTATGGACGCTCAGCTGCGATTGGGAACTCCCAGCGACCATCAAGGCCTGACTTGAAGTTAGCGTTTCCAAGACCGTAGCCTTCGAAGGTGTTAGCCATTAGACCGTTCTCAATAACGCGGTCACCAGACTGACGCATCTTGACGAATGGGAATACCCAGTGGAAGTATGGCAGTACGCCAGCCTTCTTGCCGTCCTTAACAGCGTGAGACCAAACTTCGATGGCAACACCGTTACCAGCAGGGTCATCACCAACACCAGGAGCAGCCCAACCGACAGACTTGTGGTTAGGGTCCTGAGCAGTTCCTAGGTTCTTACGAAGCAGCAGACCACCAGAAATTAGAGCTGAAAGCTCTGGGTCTGGCTCACAGATAGCCAATTCCATGGTGATACGCTTTAGAGTGTCTGGAGCCTTGTATGTTACGCATACAACACCGTTTGCACCCTTTTCAGTGATCTCGTCGCCCTCTTCATATTCTGGAGTGAACGAAACACGCATAAAGGCTGAAGTGGTGTATGAATTACCAGCTCCGCCCATGAGGTTACCAGCAGCATCTAGGCGGGTGACACGGATCGACACACCCTGAATGCTGGCTGCATATTCTTGAGTAGCCATCTAGCTATTCTCCTTATTGGTTGATTAAGCTGTTAGATCTACTCTGACAGCTAGGTGGATGGATGTGTCAAAGTAAACCGCAGCTGGGCGGATTGCTTTGAGACGCATGTCATTTTGATTGCCCGACACATCATAAGACTGGCTTAGATTGTCGTTCACGACATCAACATCGCCCACGTATGTGCGGACGGTGCCGGTGGCGTAAATCCATTTGTCTTCAATAGACGCGACAGGCTGTACGTAGCCTGTAACCGCCTGAGAAGTTGCGTTAGGGCTGTAGCCTGTGCCCAGAGTAATAGTGTCGCTGTCCACCACTGTGACTACAGCATCGTTATTGCTGGCGTTCAGCGAGGCACCAGCTACCTCAAAGGCCACCACGTCTCCGTTTGAGAGACCGTGTGCTTCTGAGAAGTTTACGGTTAGAGTACCGGTTACAATGCTCGCGGTGCTTACCGTAGCTATACGCGGGCCATTCCCAGAGTAGCCGTTACCAACAACAACTGGGGTTCCACCCATGGTCTGTAGGTGGTCTTTGACTTTATTGTGGAAAAGCATTTGGCTGTTACTAGATAGCAAAGCAGCTACGTCGCGAGTCATGTGGATAAAACCCTGCTCGCCAAACTGAGAAGCCTCTGCGATACCCTGCTCTAGAATTGCAAGTGCACGCTTAGCTGAGTAAGCAGTGCCTCCGCCCAGTATTGTGGCTGTAGCAGATGATAGAGCTACGTTGTCGTGACTCTCTCCCTTGCGAACAACTCCGTCCCATAGCTCTTTTTCAATAGCTTTCTGAGAACCGGCTTCAATTTGTCGAGTAAGTCTAGCTACACGGTCTAGTGCAGTGAAGCCAAGCGTTGAGATGTCTTCTGTAGCCTCGATGAAGAAAGGCTTAATTCTAACGTGACGAACTGGAGTATTGCGAGTAGCAATTACGTCTACGGTAGTGTCAGTGTCGTCCCAGTTTACGAGGTTACTAACCTCTGTCTCCCACTCTTGGGAGAATCCTCTGATCCAACGGTCTTCATCGGCAGAGTTTTCTGGCTTGACTACAGCAAGTAGGCCAAAAGCGGAGGGCACAACCTTTGGTGCCTCTACTACGCCGTTATTTGGAAAAGCCATTTCAATCCTAACTTAAAAAGTTTTTTGGGGTGGGAGCCCCCCGGTCCTAAGACCGGGGAGCCACCCTATTTAGTTATGGTTTAGAGCTCGATAGCAGCTGCAGAAGCGCCACCAGTGGTGTCGCGAAGAGCAGCAGCCACACCGTTAACGTTAACGGTCTGGGTGATTGCTAGAGACTCGATACCAACCTTTGCAACACCTTCGAAGGTCTCAACGAACATCTTGTAGTCGTTGGT